AATCTTTTGATTACATTAACAATTTGGAAGGAGAAATTCTTATGGCAATGGGACAGATGATAAGTCCGGGAGTCTATACTAATATTATAGATTTGTCCGAATACCTACAGGATATTCCTGGCACGATCGGTTTCGTACCCATTCTTTCCAAGAGAGGTCCAGATAATAAATTGCAATTCGTTACTTCCAAAGAGCAATTTATTAATTTATATGGTGAACCAAACATCATGGATTTTGGAAAGTATTATGGTCAAGGACCGTATGTGGCATGGCAGCATTTGAGTGTTTCATCTCATCTTTATGTGCTTCGCGCAATGCCAGATGATGCAACATATTCGCATTTAATTATAGGGCTTCAATCTACTAATGATGAAGTTGGATATAACTATTCAAGCTCGACTGGAAATGTTTCTTTTGCATCCAAAATTGAAACTTATCCGATTTATTTAAATGGACAAAATAAGCCTACACTGACATGGATCAAAGAGGATGGGAATCCTGATGGCGGATATTATGTTCAGGCAGAAGTTGAATATCCGTCTGTTAATCATGTTAGAGAATTAGAAACATTTATTAAAAATCCGATCACATCTGATTATATGTATACTGATGATAAAGCAGCAGATGTGTATGATAAATTAAAAACTGAAGACGGAGCAGTTAAACTATATAGAACTGATGGTAAATATACAGAAGGCACTGGCGGGATCGGAATTGAAAATGGGTTCTTAATGTATTTTAGAACTATTGGCCGCGGTTCTGGTTATAATAATTATTCTATTAAATTAAGCCGTCATGCAAATCCTGAGAAATTTGGTATTTATATTTTAGATATCTATGAAACTCAAGATGATGGTGATAGTTTAATCAAAGAATCATTTATTATTTCATTTGATGAAAATGCTACTGATGATACTGGCGAGTCTATTTTTATTGAGGATGTTGTTAATAAATTCTCAAGAGATATCCGTTGCTCGGTTAATAGAGCTGCATTAAAATCTTTAGAACGCTATAAACAATCATTCTATAAAAATGATCCAACTCTGCCATCCAGTGTTGCTGATCAATATATGGTTGTTGATGAAAACGGCGTGCAAGAAGACTATGGCTACAAAGCATTAAAAATCTTTTTTGCAGAAGAAGATTATAAATATACTACTGCTCTTTTGAAAAACGCATTGGCTGATCTAACTACCGCCAGAAATATGCCTATGGAAAATTCGAGTGATATTGTAGCTCGAAATCAAGCCATTGCTTCTGCCATTTCAGCAGTTAGTGCTGCAAGATCTGATGTAACTGAATCTAAAAGAGATTTGGAAGCTGCATATAGCTTAGATATCTTAGACATGGGAGATCCGAACCCAGAAACGGCTACTTCTGAACCATGGAATTTAGCTGAAGGCAGTGATGGTTCTTTGACTGAAACTAATGTAGAAACAGGAAAAACTACATTAAATAAAGAAACCGCCACTCAAATTCTATGTGACGCATACAGAGGTTTACTAGTGAAGCCGGATAATCTTCCTAAATATGAAAATGAAGAAGATGGAACTGGCGTATGGAAAAAAGCATTTGTAGATGAAGTATTTGATCTAGACTGGATCTATTTCTCATTGGTCTATGATGCTGGTTATCATCCTGATGTAAAAGATGCTGCTCTGGAATTATGTGATAAATACAGAAGAGATTGCATGTTGATTTCCGACTGTGGCGACAATATTGATTTTGAGGATGTTGAAAATTACGTAGGTGGGAATCCGATTAGTCCAGAGGGAAGAATGTGGAATAGCCGATATGCCGCCAGATTTGATCCATATAGTAAAGTCTATGATACATTCACGGGCAGAGATCTTTGGGTCACTCCTGTATATCATATGGCTCAACTAATTCCATTGAATGATAGACTATATGAAATTTGGTATGCATCTGCTGGGTTCAATAGAGGAACATTAAGCTCTATTAAAGAACTTAGATGGAGTCCTAAACTGGGGGAGAGAGATAAACTCTATCTCTTACAAGTTAACCCGATTGTTCATTTCCCTCAAGGTTATACTGTTTGGGGCAACTTAACAACTCAGAAGAGACCTACTGCATTGCAGGATATCAATTGTATGAGATTGGTTCTTTATATTAAGAGAGCCCTTGAACAATTCTGTCAATATTATATCTTCGAATTCAATGATGCTCAAACACACAATCAAATTAAAGCAGGAATTATTCCTTTCTTGGATAGAATTAGAGCCAGTCGAGGGTTGGTTGATTTCAGTGTCGATGTTGGGGCAGATGAATATGAATTTAAAAATAAAATCTGTCATGTCAATGTAACATTGCAGCCAATGAAGGTCATTGAGAAGATTGAACTAAATCTTTATGTTAAGTAATAAACGGGGGATAGAAATATCCCCCTTAACACATTTTAAAAAGAAAGAGGATAATTATGGCTAAATCAGCATTCGTTGGCGTATTAAATAATTATGGCCAAGATAGACATTTTGGCGGTACTTCTCCATTTATTGTTGCTGACCCGTATATTAGTGGTTATCACTTTATTAGATGGCTGAAGTTGCCTGACCAATTACCACTCTTTATTAGAGATGGTGATGGAGAAAATATGAACGGGGTTCAGACATTAGATCAAATAGCTAGATTTCTTGAATCTACATGTCAATCAGTAACACCACCTGGCGGAACTTTAAACAAGACTGAATTCACCGGTCTTGGAGGTATTAAATGGTCAGTTCCTACTAATATTGATTATACTAACTCAGTAACGATTAAATTTGTTGAATTTACACATACGCCAATTTTAAATATTTTCCATGCCTGGGTTAGAATGATTCGAGATTACAAGACTGGTGTTTCACACTTAAATAAGCATGATAGTGATTATACCAAATCTGCATACACTGGTTCATTGGTTTATTGGACAACTAAACCAGACGGTGTAACAGTTGAATATTCAGCTGCTTATACTGGTATGTTCCCAACAAAAGATCCACAAGATTTATTTGTTTCCGATCTTTCTTCTGTTGACAAATTAGAAATTGATATGGAATTTAATGTTGACTGGGTATGGCATGAACATTGGGTACATCAAATAGCTCAGCAGATTTCTAATGAAAATGCTCGATATAATAATCCTGGATTCTGGGGTCAAAGAGGCGGAGCTGGTCACATGGTTGATAGATCTGCTTACGGGCTTATTTAAAAAATAATCAACATCCCTCTTAATAATTTAGATTGTTAAGAGGGAATTTTGAATAAATATTAAATTGGATTTAAATTTTTCTTAAATTATTAAAGGAGTTTTTATGATTACGAATGCTGTAGGCATTGAAGTTTTTACTGGATTTAACATTAAATATCCAGAATATTCAGTTATTACCCCTCACACATTAAAAGAATTCACAATTCGGTCGTTGACTGTCGCAGAAGAAGAAAAAATGAAATCTAGTCTGCTAACGCCTAATAAATTAGCAGAGCATCTTAATGAAGTAATATGGCAATGTTTAGTTAAAAAACCCGATGATGTTAAAACATATGATGATTTCTTAAAGCTTCTTACTATCAAGGATAGAGATGCTTTAATGTATGGTTTATATCATGTAACATATAAAGATATTCATGATTATGATGTCGTATGCCCAAAATGTGATCATACTAATAGCGTAAAAATTGATTTCTTGAAGTCCTTTCAAGCTACGATGTGGCCAGATATAAATAACAGTATTTTAGAAAAGAAAGTACCTGTTACATTTGAAATTGCTAATAATATCACTGCATATATTAAACAGCCACTTTTAGTTGATGAGTATAATTTATTGAAAAATAGTGCATTTGTGGCAGATGAGATTCGTGATTTAAATATGCAATTATTGATCATTGATCGGTTTGAAGTTGATAGAGAAGAATCAAAAACTCCATATCAATTATTAGATAGAGATAATATCGCCAAGGGTTTTAAAGAACTCCCATCTACTGATAAAAAAGCTATAGATACTGCATATGAAGAGCATTTTGGTAAATATGGAGTAGAAATTAAATCAATCATTAAATGTCAGCGTTGCGGAAATGAGGAACTGATCACTATTGATCTAGTGCGCCAGTTTTTTCGCGCAATGTATGAGTGAGGATTTTCAAAGATCTTTTGAAAAAAGTTTTAAAGAAAATATTTTCTTGACTATGGAATTGAGCAAAATGTCATATGATGATGTAATGGCAATGCCAGTTAAAAGAATGGAAGAATATCTAAATTGGAAAATTAAATTTGATCAGGAGAGAGAAAAGGCAAAGGCTGATAGTCTTGAAAAAATTAAGTTATAGGAGAGAAGCTAATGCCCAAAGAATATCAATTTTTCCAGAATTATATTGATGGTCAAGGAAAACAAATATACGATTATGTTCCTGTTCTCGATTCCACTGGTGATTTTAAACGCATCAGTGGAATCGATGTAGCTATTCTATCAATACGAACACTTCTACTAACTCCTCTCGGGCACTATCCTTTTGATCCAACATTTGGATCTCTATTATATAAAAAACTATTTGAAATGGCCGATGATATTAGTCTGGAAGAAATTGAATATGAAGTCAAAGATAGAGTCGCTATGTTTGAGGATAGAGTCAAAATAACAAACGTTGATTGTAAATATTCAGCAGATAAAAAAACAGCTATAGTCAATGTTATTATTGATCGAGATGGGGTTGAAGGAAAAATATCATTGACATTCAATTCAAATGATAGAATGTTTGGACTAGAGGATGATATTACCGCGGGGTTGGTATAACATGTCTAAGATAATGTATAGCCAAAAATGGGTTCAGCTTAATCAATATCCGTTAGATTATTACGAACTATTATATCAATATTATTCTTCTGCTGGGATTCGGTTACCTGTAACATACTATAGTTTAGATTTACCCAATAGTGTTAAAGATGATGAAGTTTTAATGGGCGGAACATATGAACTCATGGGAGATCTATCTGGTTATTTATGGCGAAAGATTTTGATGTTACCGATATATAACATGGAACAAATAAATTATACTATGTTAGGAGATGAAACAGGAGTTGGATTTAGAGATACTAGAACAACTTTATTTATTCCGACCAGTTATGAATTTAGACCAATGGTACATGATTTCCTGATATATGATCAACTTTCATGGCGAGATGATTCTTTTCAACTTTGGCAGCCATTATATGAAGTTACCAATTTAGAAAAAGCATCAACTACTAATATTACTTTTTGGAGATTGACTTTACAAGGCTCGTCAAGAACTAAAGAAGAGATAGAATCTCAACTTAGCGGAAATTATACTTTTGTTGATTATGAAAAAAGAATATATAAAACATCCGATGCCATACATTTAACCAAACAGCGATCTAAAAATTCCATTCTTCCAGTAAATAATTTTTATAATGATCAAATTGGGTTATATGCAGAAACTGAATAAATTT